AATAAGGAGGTTGTAATGATGTTAATTGGAACGTTAAGTGCCTCAATAGGCCTTGTTGTTTCCACAATCACTGGTGCTAAACCAGATGACGTAAACGCACTAAAGAGTGAGGTTGATAAAAAACAATCACAAATTGACTTTTTAACAAAAGCAAAAGATGATTTAGAAGGAATGATAATGCAACTGCAAAAACAAATGCTTGATAATCAAGATGATGTTATGGATAAAGTAATCCTTAAAGCAGCACTTGACTATGATGATAGAGCAGCAGCTTTGAAAGCATTGAATAAAACTAAAGAATAAAATGGCATTAACAAAGGTATCAGAAGGTATGTTAGCTTTCACTGTTGGTGGTGGGGGTGGAATTGGGAAAACAGTAACCGTAGGGGACTATAGCTATCCTAACGCACAGGATATAGACTTTTGGGCAAAAGAAAAGTATATGACGTGGTCCACGAACGTAGGCGGCATCACCCATCAGCTTTTCACACCAAACCCTGGGTTTGCTTCTTCATACGAGGTAACAACAACAACTAATAACACCTATGCTACTGTTGCTAATATAACATCCGCCGCCAACGGTGGAGGTATATATTTGTTGACTAGTCAAAATAATAACTACGCTAATAACACAAACACTGGAGGAACCTTTAAAATAACTATAGATGGCGGAGCCCCAAAAGAATATACTTTTTATTCTCACGCATCTCCATATGGTTACTTTGGATATATAGGCAAAGCAGTAATCATTCACCCTAACTACTTCAACAACACCAATGGTAGAAATACAATAGGGGAAGTAATGGTTGGCAATCAGAGTCAAATAGACAGCGCTTTTCATCAAAGTTACGACGCTACTTCTGAAACATTTTACCAGCAAGCAACTTACCCAGATCTAATTATAGGTACTACTTATACGGCTGAAAAGAGCGCACAATTAGGTTTACCTTATGTGCATTTTGCTAGCTCCTGTTTGGTAGAGTACAAAGCTGTAAGCGCTGCTAACGTTAAGGCACAAGCACAAATTTTAACATTCTAATCATGAGTTATACAACTATAAATTTAACGTCTTCTGATAGAAATGATAATCCCCAAAATGGAGATCTTTTAAGGCATACTCATGATAATGGTATGGTTATAGAAAAGCATTTTGTAGAAAATACTGAAGAAGTAAATACCGAAGACAATGCTAGGGCCTGGAGAAACGGCGAAATAGCTAATACAGATTATATTGTGCCCTTAACTGATTTTCCTAATTATAGCTCTTGGATTACATATAGACAGCAGCTAAGAGATTGGCCGTCGACAGATGATTTTCCAAATACAAAACCTACAAAACCATAAACAAATAAAGGGGCCGCAAAGCCCCTTTTATTTTTTACATTATATCACTCAACCAATCGTCGAGTTCTTTTTTAGATTTCCTGCCTTCTAAGCGATGCACTTTATCGCCGTTGACTGCTACTGTTAAAGGTATACTTCTTACACCGTATTTAATAGCTAGCTCATTATTTTTTTCAACGTCTACACTTTTAACATCTATATCGGTCAATGTGCCAGCCCATTTATCAAACACTGGTTTGTATACTCTACACGGTCCGCACCATTCTGCGGAAAATTTAATTATTTCCATATTATCCATCACAGCTTAAACAATCAGGATTCATTGCTTTAGCAGCAATATCACCTCTTAAAACAGATTCTGTTCGCATGTAGTAAAGTGTTTTAACACCTCTTTTCCACGCTTCCATGTGTACAGCATTTATCCATCTAGGCTCAGCCTCAGAAGGAAACGCTAAATTAAGACTTACTGATTGATCAACATAGTCTTGTCTTATACCTGCTTGATTGATTAATTCTAACTGATTTATTTCTTTAAAGGTTTTAAATACATTTTTTAAATCTTCTCCTTCTTCTTCGTTGAGCTTTCCGGCATGATCATAAAACCATCCATCGAGTTCTTTAATTCCTTGAATGGATCCACCATCCTCCAAAATCTTGTCCCAAGTTTCTTTATTATCGATCCCAATTTTTCTTAATACTTTTTTAAGTTCTTTATTTTTACGTATAAATGTACCTTTAGCTGACTGCTCGGTAAACACATTTGCTGCCCATGGCTCAATGCCAGGTGAAACATTTCCAGATAACTTACTGTTTGAAACTGTAGGTGCAATACTTCTAGTATGCGTATTTCTCATACCAGTACCAACACACCATAAAGGTTCACCGTATACTTCTGCTAAAGCACGAGAAGCTCGCTCTGTTTCAATCTTAATCTTGCTAAATATTTCACGTGTTTTAAACTGCGCCAATAAACTTTCGAAAGCTATACCATTTTTTTGCAAATAAGTATGCCAACCTAGAACGCCAAGTCCAAGCGCACGCCCCTTCTCGGCACTGCGTACAGAGTTCTCGAAGCCCTTCATATTCTTCGCTTTCTGGATAAACTCTTCTAATACACCGTCTAAAAACCACGTTGCGTCGTAAATTAAATTTGTATCTTTCCATTCTTCATATTTATCTAAATTTACAGAAGATAAACAGCAAACAAAAGAATGTGACTCATCAGTATGCAATGTTATTTCACTACATATATTTGTCATATGAACTTTAAGCCCGTTCTGTTTATATGCTTCTGGGTTAGCTTTGTTTGTATTTCCCTTAAAGAGTATATAAGGTTCTCCAGTTGCTTTACGCTTTTGGAGAAGTCTTGACCACTTTCTTCTAGCGTCTTTATCTCCGTTTTCAAGTCTTCGCATAAACTTGTCACCGACCACAGCGCACTGGTGGAGATTAAGTGACTGTCTATTGACGTCTCCTTTAGGTTCCCTTGTCTCCAACCACTCTTCAAAGTCGGCGTGATCAATATTGATATTAGTTGACGCAGCTCCTCTCCGGACAGATCCTTGATTAGTGGCGAGTATAGTTGAATCGTAGACTTTGCAAAACGGGACCACTCCATCAGATGTTCCATTACCTGTAATTTTAGATCCGGCGGGACGAATCATATTAACTCCGATGCCAACACCCCCACCGTGTTTTGCTAGCAACATCATTTCTAAATTTTTGTTTCCAATATCGTACACACTGTCTGCAACATCAATGCCAAAACAGCTAATAGGTAAACCTCTATCTGTACCTGTATTAGAGAGCACAGGAGAAGCCAAACATAGCCATCCATCCCATATGTACTGGAAAAACTTTTCAGCTAATTCTGGCTTGTATAAACGCCTTGCAACAGCATCACTAACGCGCTTGTATGCATCCCTAGGAGTTTCACCTTGCAGCAGATATCCACCGGTGATGGTTTTCTTATATACTTCGGTGTCGCCCCACGCAGGGTAGTCTTCACCTTTTTTCCATTCATTATTCCACATTCTCTAACTTTTCTTTATTATCAGAATCTTTTATTGTATCAGCCTTCAATTTCTCTAAAGCTTCTTCATAGCCAGGTGTCCGCTTTAATGTCTCTAGCGTCCCAATTAAGAGGTCTTTTAGGTTTTGTGTTTCCGATATTATCTGTTGTTGGTTTGCTCCGAGTATCTCTATTCGGTTCCACATCTCTATTAATTTGTTTTCTTTCATCAGGCATTGTATAAATAAATAATGTATCCTATTGTTACGTTTAAATTGACAGCCACTAAATTCCATTGCTTAGCGACCCAAACCTGCGGTGTTGAAACAATACCGCCTATAATATAAGTGATAGCACCTATATTACCGTAGGCCAAAAGATATGGAGACATCATAATGAAAGCTGTCCCCATATACCCTAACCTATTAGCCATTCTTTCGGTGGCTGATAACTTCCTATCTTTTACAAGTGTCCTTAAAAATCTTTGTTTAAATCTGTATTCACACTTTGTGCATGTTCTTTTGCCATATCTAAACTTAGACGTACTTTTTTCTTTATGACACTTATTACACTTCCTCATTACCAAATATCTTCAAAATCTTCACCTTCATTAGCCTTAGAATAATCAGTAGGCCTAATAGCAAAAAAATCGGTGTGGGTATGTCCTCCTGTAAGGTGGTAGAACCAGTCGAGGTTTGATGCTGCTTTGTCGTCAAAAGCAAAGTATAACCCGAGGTCGACGTATCCAAGCTCATACAATTTTTCATTAAGTCTTTTTCTAATAAATTGTTTAAGGTCGTAGGCCTTAAGGTTTTCAATATCTCCTTGCTCGAACATCTTATCAATGTATCGCTCTTCAGCCTGTAGCATGGTGTCTGCTGCTTTGATAACGTCATCTCTGCATTCTTCTAATAGGTTAGGTGACTCTTCACACATATGTCTAAATAATTGACAGCCCATTTTACTATGCAACGATTCGTCTCTTACGGACCACTTCATTTGTTGGCCAATACCCTTAAGCAAATTACGCAACTGAAAGCTGTATAGCACAGCAAAAGCGGAATAGAGAGATACGCCTTCTGCAAATGCAGAGAAAATAGCGAGACTCCTGCCAATCCCAGAAGGGTCATTGCCAGAGTAAGCGACAAGGTTATCAAATCTTTCGCTGGTCGTTGGTTCGTGTAAGAATGCTTCAAAGTTTTCTAATCCTAAAGTTTCGTTCAAATAACTGTAAGCAACAGCGTGAATAGTTTCTTGGCTACCAAACATCATAGCCATTTGTTGTATTTCGTGTTTTGGAAACCATCCAACAACTTTTTGTGTCCAGTAATCTGATACAGCACATTCTGTTTGAGCAAAGCCTAATAAAATATTGCCGACTAAGTTCTTTTCAGACTCTGTTAGTTTTTCGTTCCAATCCTTAACGTCACCTGACATAGGTATTTCGGTATGCAACCAGAACGCTTGAGCTTGTTTAAGCCATCCTTCAGTATAGTACTCCGGGTACTCGAAGGGTTTGTAAGGTATTCTTTCATCAAATAATCCCATATATTAATTTTCTATTTCTAAACATAAATCTATAAAAGGTAAATATAAAACGTGTTGAGCAAAATCTTTTTCATAATATGATCTAACACCAAATAATATACCAGGATATAATCCAATACTTAAGTTCCAGTTATTCATCGGCCTTGTCCTTTATATTTTTTAAAATAATTTTTAGAAGATTTTAAACTAGATGCTTTGCTTTTAGCGTGCACACCTTTTCTTTTTACCTTTTTGTTTCTTACATGTGTATATACTGCTTTAGCCATAACATTTAATTCCGTGTTTATCGTGTATCTCTACAACTTCTTTGTATTTAATATAACCTCTGTTACTTATAGACCACTTAATCCATTTTTCAATTTGACGATAAGCGTAATGTCTTCGAGCTATCTGCTTCGGCTGCTCTTGATTATTTCTACTACCCTGTCGCATTCTTTTTGATTTTGTGGTTTATAAAGTGTGTAATTAGGGAACTGCTGGGAAACTAATAGTTTAAACAACTTCCATCGCATTGGGAATGATTCATTAGCTCTACCTTTACATTCTATTATAAAGTCTTCACCAATGAAGTCTGGTGTGTATTTAATAGGCAGTATTCTTTTGCTACCTCTATTAATAAACTCACCTTTGCCGTTTGCTTGCTTTTCGTATGATTCATTTTCAAAATGGAAACCATTCATTAAAACAAAAGTTTCACCTTCGTACTTAGCCCTGATCTTTGCTTTCTTCAAGGCAATGTACATATAGCGTTCTAATCCAGAGGCGAAGTTGTGCCCGTCATAACTAACTTTCTTAGCTACAACAGGCCCTCGCTTTTTACTTCGTTTTTTTCTCATTTATCAATTGTAACTTCAATATCACCTGGGTAAGCCGAATGCTTGTCTTTAATGTAGCATTCTTCAATCTCTTCGCGAAGTACCATACGTGCTTTTTCTAAATAGTTTACAGCATCCATAAGTTCTTCTTGTAAGTGATTAAGCCAGGTGTCTAATGTTTGATCGTCTTCGTGCAGTGTAACACCATACTTTTTATACCCAACATCAGATCTTGATTTTATTTTATTAACTACTTGTTCAATTATCTTATCTCTCATTATAATGTTGTTTTTACAAATGTACCATTCTTCATCTCGCCTGTTCTATTAGATATTTCGTTATAAGCAAATTCAATACATTCTTCAATGTCCGTGCCTACAAGGTGAGCAAGGTTAGTAAGAACAACAACGCTATCACCAATAGCATCAATAACGCCTTCTCTGTCTTCTTTAAGTAAAGACTGTGACAATTCTCCTGCTTCTTCATATAACTTTATTAGTTGAGTTTTAGCATCGCCTTCATCATATATACCTCTTTTGTCTGCCCAGCTTCTAATGTTGTCAAATATATTTTTTTCGCTGCTTTGAGAAAGTGTATGCTCTTCGTTTAAAAACGCTTCATAAAAAGCTTTATTGTATATATAGCTTCTACGGACGTTATACATGGATTCTTTCGCGTTAGCTAATATCCAAGATATTGTTTTCTCGGTTATTTCAAAAGTACCTAAAGACGTTTCCCATTTTGTTCCAATATTATCATATAGATTACCTTTCAGTTTATCTAGTGGAAAAGGAAATGTTGAGGTTTGGTTTGTTGGGTTGATTTTCATTGGTTTTTGTTTAATTAAATTTACATAAGATTGCCTATCTTGTTTATAGCCAAATGCTTTTTGAAATAGTAGTTCAGCTTCAGATGCTTCATTAACATCATTTGTTTCAAATAGTATCTCATATTCACCTGGTTTATATCCCTGCTGTTTATGGACGCGTTTATATAAATCACACGTCATGCCAATTTTTTGCTCTGGAATATGATAAATATAATACTTTTTATTTGTCATTTTGAATAATTTTTTTAATTATTTCTTTACTTTTATCAGAAAGCCATTTTGAAGGATAATTATTCTTTTTAAACCATGGCTCCTCCTCCAACTGAGAGGGGGGCTCTGATTGCTTCGTGGTGCTCATAGTTGTTAAGTTTAATCATATTTTTAGATGGTATAAGCAAAAAGCTGCCGGCACCCTCTTCAATCTTTAATCCAAAATCAAGATCAATAGTTGGTAATGGTTTTGATTCTCGCTCTAATTGCAACCTTGCTTGTTCAAGATGATTGTTATATAAATGACAATCACCTAGACTTGCAATTAATCTGCCTGGCTCTAAGTTGTTGCCCTTTGCAATAAGCTCTAATAATAAACCGTACATTACAAAATCGTATGGTAATCCTAAAAAAACATCAGCAGAACGCTGTTGCCACATTAAATCTATTTTGCCATTATTAATGTACACTTGAAAACCATAGTGACAAGGAGGAAGAACCATATCATCAAGCTCAGCCGGGTTCCAAGCACTAACCATAAGGCGTCTTGAATTTGGGTTCGCTTGTATCTCCAGTAATAGTTTTCTAAGTTGATCAACACCGTTAAAATCACGCCACTGCTTGCCATATACGGGACCCAATGTGCCATCGGTTCTACCTGATCGCTTATAATCAGCATTCCAATAGTTAACGCCGTGCTCGTTAAGATAAGCCAAGTCGGTGTAACCCGACAAAATCCATAATAACTCTGTAACAGCTTTTTCAAAATATATTTTTTTAGTTGTTAATATAGGGAATCCCGTTGCCATATCATGCCTAAGCATTCTTCCAAAGACGGCTTTCGTCCCAGTTCCAGTTCTATCTGCTTTATCAGCCCCACCGTGGAGTACTGATGATAATAATCCTTTGTACTCATCATCTATGTTTATCATAATAATATTTCATCATTAAAAAAGTTTCTTGCCATATGTTATCCTTTGTATATACGGTTGGTGATTTATGCACTTGCTTGTGACGGCCGCTAAATGCTACACCAATCTTCCATTCTTTTATGTTACCATTAATACCCATTGGAGATATTATAATGCCATTTTCAATACAATATGTATGCCATTTATTTTCTTCTTCTGAAGCTGAGTAGTCTGGTAAGTAAGCTGGTTTTGCTTTCTTCCAACTCATTCCCAGGGCATTTTTTCATTTATATTCTGCATTGTAGGATCTTCAATAGGTATAAAGCTGCCAGAGTTTTTCTCCCATCTAAAATGAGATTCTGCTCCGTTCTCGCCTAGGTTTTGAAACTTTACCTTAAGTACTTTTGCTTTAACTGTCCTATTTTCATAGTCGCGATGTACAAGCAGACCATGATAACTAGCATCATACCACTCGCCGCCGCCTTTAATGTTGTACATTGTTGGTTCTTCAATTTTACCATTAGCGTCTTTATACATTTTAGTAGGGTGAGCTACCACAATAACTAATACGTCATGCTTTTTAGCGAACATTTCAATTTTCTGTAAATATTCTAGTGTATAAGCGTTGACATCAGCTGTTGTAGCATTAGCGTCTCTTACTTTATTAAATGGGTCGATAACAAGGCATTTGATACCTTTTCTTTTTACTAGCTCAGCACCTTTTCTTAATACCGAATCAAGTGTATATCTGTCCATGTCAATGAAGTAATAGTTTTCATTAACGTGACCAGCCACTTGTTGCCATTTAGCTGATCCTAATTCAGACTTGTTTGGCATCCCTTCCCATACTTTGCGCATTAATTTGTGCGCATGTAAATATATAGGTTGATTTTCGGGAGAAGCATAAGCAGTTTTCCAGCCATAGTTTTTATTATAGCCTACAATCATTTGATCTACAAAATCACTTTTACCAGAACTAGGTATACCAGTAACAGTAATAAACTGGCCAGTGTAAGTAGAGAAAATAGAGTCGAAATTATGTAACCCAACCTGATAACCAGGTTTGAAGCCATTCTGAACAAAATCTTCAACTTCAGCTTCCACGTCTTTGAATGTAGTAACATTCTCCAAAGGGACTGGCTTTGCTTGGGTAATACACTGTGCCAATCTTTCCTGTCCATACTTTAATAAATATTCGTTAGCGTCTTTACAATCTTCAAATGAAGCTATATAACAAACTTCTGCACCCAGTCTTCTTATTAACTCTCGTTGTAAGGCCTGACCAGGCTCGTCTTGATCTACTGCTACAATTACTTTTTGTTTATCTGCGAAGTAATCAATACAGTTATCAAGATAATCAAGGTTGTTACTGTTTAGCGTAGCGCCGTTTGGAACAGATACAACATTGTGGATCCCGCTTTCATATAAGCTAAGTACATCAATCTCGCCCTCAACAATAACACAATATTCATAGCCAACAATATTATCAATGTTATAAAAAATCTTTTCTGCACCTTTGTATAGTTTAAAGTTTTTTCTACCATCTCTGTATTTTATGTTTATTAGTTCACCGTTCTCGAAATAATTAAAATGTATAGCATTTTCGTTTTGGCCAGTCTGTGGCATATATTCAGAACCTTCAGTAACTTTTAAAGCTAATAAAGTTTCTTTAGATATACCACGTGACTTAAACCACTCCTGTACATTACTGCCAGGTTCCTCAACTTTGATTGGCTCAGGTTTTATATAAACCTTATCGCTTGTACGCTGTTGGTATGTGTGTAATTGAAATGTTTGATTACAATTATGACAAGTACCAAGACCACGTTGCCAATCATATGATGCACATTTCTTCTTCTGGTTTTCTGATCTCCTATCAGAAGAACAAAGTGGACAAACCCCTTCAGGCTTGCCCACTTGTAAATCATACTGGTTGAACTGCTCAATTAAGAAGCCGTTAATCTCCGTATTGTTTATTTGCATTTAGTCTTCTATTGTACCCTCATCAGGATGATCTGTTACCCAACTGTCAGTGTCTTTAAAATGGTAAATCATCCTCAACTGGTTTAGGTGGTTGATTAGTGGTTTGTAATGGTTGCCCATCTCGTGGTGCTGGATTTGGAAATGCTCCATTAGTCCATGCCACTTGTACATTGCCAAGATATACTTTTTCTGTCTTAGCATCTCTTTCGTCTTTGCTTTGAGAAACAATCACAGGCCCTTGATTGCCAAACTGATCAACCTCGTCGTTGATAGTAATTGTGATTGGTAAGTACTTTCCTTTCTTCCCATCAATAATTTTATCTTTAGGGATGTTAGCTAAGTTAATACTTGTTTTTACAATTCCAGCCATTTAGTATGAGTTAATTTGGTTAAACATTCTTCGCAATTGGTCTTTGTTAGCGCCAGTCAATCTGCGAATATTATCGACTGCTTTTACGTGGGTTTGATTAGAATAAAAATTTGTTGATTTGGTTTTGATTCCGGTTACTGTGCATGTTCTTGTTCGTGCCATTGGTTTAAAGTGTTTGGTTAATAAAATAGTTTTCAGGTTTAAAATTATCGTTTTTATAGAATAGCTCATATACTTCTGTTGCTTTTTTAACTTTGTCAAGGCCGTTCTCATAAAACCTGTCTGAGCAATCATATAATCCTATCTGGTGAGAGTTTTTATCTATGACTATAAATATAAGATCATAGTTAAATAACTTTCTGTATACATACGCTTGGCTGTCGTAATTATATCGCTTAGCGCTGTACCTAAATGAAGAAATATCATTTGTAGTTTTCAGATCAATTATTAATTTTTCATTGTGGTTTATGATGTCGGCTTTACCTTTCCATAAGTTGTTTTCAATTTCTGTTATACCAGGTTTTTCATACTCAACGTTATCTCCAACAATCAAGTCTCTTAAAACTTCATTAGATAACATCTTGTCTCGCATCAATTCAATCTGATCAACTTCGTGTTGCAGCAAGCACAATTCCCCACCAGACATTTCTTTATAATGTTTGGTATTTCTAGTTGAGGCATCAATTATCTTATACTTTGAAAGCTTATCCGGTTCAAGGATACAAGTATGAAAATAACCTCCTACTAAAAAAGCGGGAATCTGTTTGCTGGGTTTTTTAAAGTCGAGTGGATTAGAAAGTAATACGGAAATGTCTGAATTGCTTAAGTATTGATTACCAAATTTACCGTAGTAATGTTGATCTTCTTTAAGCTTTTGAATTTGTTGTTCGTACTTCATAAGATTTCAGTTCAGACTTATCCTCAATGGATATATCGTATTTATCGACAATAGTCGCAGTAGATCCACCGGAACTTAAATACTGTAATGCTTTAGCCCATTGATCTGAACCTTTACGCAGCTTAGGTTTTGTTTTACCATGCGTGTTTGTGGCGTCAGAATCGTGGGTGTCGTCAATAAGTAATAAGTTGCCTAGTGCATACTTCTTTGCGTAACTTGAAGCGCTACCAAATTGCTGAGGTACCTGCATACCTTTCTGATTCAAATCAACACCTACAATTGCGTCAGCTGCTATAAAGTTTGCGCCGTCTGCATCAAATACAGTAGCTGTAGCTTTAATAATAGGCATAGGATTTGTTTCAATCAACTCTTCGTTAACTGTGAAATAAACTCCGTTCTTTTTATTTACGGGCTTAAGTGCTTCAAGGATGTCTTCGGCAGATCGGAAGTTGTATTTGCCGAACGAATTAAAACGTGACTTTTTCGCTTTAAATTCGATTTGGATTAAATTTAATTTCTCGTGAATTGTCATACTATATATATTACATGGTTTATACTAAACTTACAGGAAATCAACCACTTGCGCTGGATCTGTGTTGTCTATTAATTTGTTAATAGCATCGCGTTTTATTTGCGATATTCGCACATATGAAGCTGTTCCTTTGATTTCTAATTTGTCTGCTATTGCTTTGGCTGACATTTTATCGCAGTCAAGACCATAGCTCATTCTTAAAACATCATATTCTTTTATATTTAAATTAGATTCCATAATAGATAATAGATACTTATTCATAATATCTATATTGTATTCTTTTGAAGTGTCAGGTATTTCATAAAATGAATTATTGTCCTGATCAGTAATATCTAATGAATAGAATATACTGTTAAAAAACATTTCAACTGTTTTCTTTTCAGCTTCAGAATTCTTACGCATATCATTTAACTTATGCTCAGGTATCCGTATGTTGCCTCTGTTGATATCAATAGCTCTGCGTATCGCGCCTTTAATTCGTTTTGATAGGAAACTATTGAGTGTTCTTTCAGGGTGATCAGAGTCCGTTATTAAAGACCAATCAATTTTATCTACAGCTGCAATTAAACCAATTGAACCTTCT